AATTCTTTACCAGATAGTTTAAAGAAATCAATTGCTTGTCTAAAGGTACAAAATTCAGTACCTAAACCATTTAGTTCATCTATGTTTGAACCTTGATATTCTTGATTTGTAGTAAAATTTATCATTTGTTTTCTCCCAAAAATTGATAATTTATAATTTTATAGTACCATATACTACATCTAAGTCAACACAAAAAAGGTTCTTTTTATATATTATTGTATTTTTTTTTAAAAGTGCTATCTATATTAATACATGAATGTTACAATAAATGTGTTGTTTAGGAGTAATAATGCTAAATAGAGCAGGTTTTTCAAAACTACTTAAAGGAGGTAAAAGTATGAAGTATGGTAAATCAAAGATGGTTAAGCCAAAAGTTAAAAAAATCAAACCAAAAAAGAAAATGGTCAAAAGATATGGAAAATAAAGAAAACAAAGAGCAAAACGATGTAACCATAAATGTTACTGGTGTTTCAATGTCTGGGGAGGCATCTATAAATGAACACAATGGACATATTGAGTCTGATAAAGAAGAACCTACAAAAGAAAAAAGCTGAAATAGCAGAAACCATGATTGATGGTCGTATGTCTGATTTTCAATCGTATCAGAAAAACGTTGGGATTGCTCAAGGTATTGACGTATCTTGTTCAGTTATTGACGAAACAATAAAACAAATAAATATAGGAGATGAATAACGTGCATCATCAACACGAAGAAAGAATATATGCAGATAGTTTGTCTAAGGCAACAATCGCATCACACCAACTTCCAAAGCCTTTAAACTGGAAAATACTAATTCAACCTGCAGAAATCGCAACACAAACCAAAAGTGGTATAATATTACCAGAGTCTGCTAAAGATAATCAGCAGATTTTAACTGCTCATGGTACTGTTGTTGCTCGAGGTGAATTAGCTTATAGAGATAGAGACACAGGCGAAAGATGGAAGCAACAAACAACACCTCAAGTCGGCGATTTTGTTACTTATGGCAAATATGCAGGACAAAAGATTGTTGTGAACAATGTTAGGTTTATTTTACTAAATGATGACGAGATTACAGCAATCTTGCCAGATGGTGTAAAAATAACCGCTTATATTTAATGCGAAACTTGGAGGTCGCAACCATGGAAGATACAATACAAGACGAAACATTAGCAGAAGTTAATGCCGAAATAAGTGAGAATATCGAAGAAAGTAAAAATAAACTAAAAGAACAAGACTTTGAAATAGAAATTACTGATGAACCAAAAATTATAGAAAAAAAACAAGTCAAAGAAAACAAACCAGAAATTAATGACAAGAACTATAGTGAGTCTGTTCAAAAAAGAATAAGAAAACTAATTAATGAGAAAAAAACAAGTGACGAAGAAAAAGAAGCTCTACAACAACAAATGTCTCAAATGGCACAAAGACTTGAAAAAATAGAAAAGTCAAATGAAACACAAGGGCAAAATCAATTAGCTGAACATTATAATTTAGTTAAAAGAGCATTAGGTAAAGCTATTGAAGAAGGTGATACTGACCAACAAATAAAATTTAATGAAGAATTGGTCGATATTAAAACAGCAATAGCAATGCAAAATCAATCAAGAGCAAGTAAAGTTCAAGCCGAAACCAATTCTCCGAATGTAGGTAGGGCACAACAACAAGCCACAAATCCTGCACCAGAAAAAGCCATGACATGGTGGAAAGATAATAATTGGTTTAATTCTAAAGGTTTTGAAAAAGAAACTGCTATGGCGAGAGCTATAGATGTGCAATTAGATATAGAAGGCTTTGATAAAAATGATGCTCAATATTATAATGAGTTAAATAATCGTTTACAAAAGAGTTTTCCCGAGCTAATATCTAATACAGAGGTTTCTGTTACAAGACCTAGACAAAGTAGACAAGCAGTTGCACCCACTACAGGTGGTCAGGTTTATCGCGGAAATAGAGTAAAAATGACTTCGGACCAATTAAGAATGGCAAGAGAATTAGGTATAACTGACCCTGAGCATATCAAAAAATATGCTAAAGAAATAAATAATTTAAACAGGAAGGATACATAATATGTCAAACAAGAATGGAAGAGGTGATTTACGGACTTCAACAAGAGATGAGGAAGTAAGACCTCAAACTAGTTGGACTCCACCGGCATTGTTAGACGCTCCACAAGCACGACCGGGGTTTAGACAACGATGGGTAGCTACCACGATTCTGGGTAAAGAAACTCCCGATAACGTATATAAGAGAATGCGAGAAGGTTGGGAACCAAGGAAATCTGATACAGTAAAAGAGCAGAATTTTCCTACGATTAATCACGGACAATGGGTTGGTTGTATAGGAATAGAAGGTATGGTTCTTTGTGAAATGCCAGAAGAAAAGCATAATGCTATGAAGGTATATTATGAGGAGAAGTCACACCAACAAAATGATGCACTTTCTGGTGAGTTAGATTCATTAGGTCGTCGTTCTGGGCAAACTATCTACCAAGATAGGAAAAGCTCATCTAGTCGTGGCAGAGTGTCTGCCATGGAAGATTAACACTTTTAATAATGAAAAGGACTAAATAAATGTCAAATGTTAACTCGGCATACGGTTTAATACCAATTCGTCATTCAAGTGGTAATGCACCAAGAGCAAACAAATACACAATAGTAAGTGGTTTAGCAGAGAACATTTTCACTGGGGATTTATGTATCCTTGATGCAAATGGTCAAATAACTCCACATACAGCCGGAGAAGTTAATAATATCGGTGTGTTTGCAGGTGTATCATACACAGCAAGTGACGGAAGTTATGTATATTCACAATACTGGCCTACTGGTACTGTGGCAACGGATATAGTAGCATATATATATGATGACCCATATATTGTGTATCGTATTATGTCTGCAGGAACACCCGCTCAAACAAATATCGGTAATAATGCTGATGTTGTTGCAGGTGCAGGTTCAGCAAATACAGGTCAATCTGGTTTCAGTTTAAATGGAACTATGGCGGCAGGTACTGCAACTTGTAGGATAATCGCATTGTGGGACGGACCAGCGAATGAATTTGGTCAGTATGCACAATTAGAGGTTCTTATTAATGAACATTTACTTAAATCAACAGCTGGAATATAGGGGACTTAAACAATGGCTATGAATAGAGCACAATTTGCGAAAATGCTTGAGCCGGGTTTAAATACCCTCTTTGGCTTAGAGTACGATAGTTATCCTGCAGAATTTGCAAAAGTTTTTGATGCAAACACATCAAACAAAGCTTTTGAAGAAGATGTATTGTTAACTGGTTTTAGTAATGCACCAACAAAATCTGAAGGGTCAGCTGTTTCTTATGATACGGCTTCTCAACAGTGGACTGCTAGATACCAACATGAAACAGTCGCTTTGGCGTTTTCAATAACTGAAGAAGCAGAAGAAGATGGACTATATGGTTCAATCGCTTCAAGATATACTAAGGCATTAGCTAGAAGTATGTCTGCTACTAAAGAAATTAAAGCGGCAAATATTTTAAACAATTCAATCACTGCAGGAGCGTTTGCAGGTGGAGATGGAGTAGCTTTGTTATCTCAATCACACCCAACACAAAACGGACTCCAGAGTAATACTTTGGGGACTGCGGCGGATTTAAGTGAAACATCTTTAGAATCACTTTTAATTCAAATTGCAGATATGAAAGACGATAAAGGTCTAAGAATTGCGGCACAAGGGCAAATGTTAATTATCCCTACTGCCTATACCTTTATTGCTCAAAGAATATTGAATAGTGAATTAAGAAGTGGTACTGCTGATAATGATATAAATGCAATACGTTCTGGTTCTTATCTTCCTCAAGGTTTTCATATTATGAGAAGATTAACAGATAGTGATGCTTTCTATATTAAGACAGATGTACCAGACGGATTAAAAATGTTCCAAAGGTCTCCTCTTAAAAGAGGTGTTGAAGGCGATTTTGAAACAGGTAATGTTCGTTATAAAGTACGTGAAAGATATTCATTCGGTTTTACCGATTGGAGAGGCTTATTCGGTACAGAAGGCGCTTAATACCAACTATAGAGAGGGGTGTAATACTCCTCTCTAATTATACTTAACCTTGACAGTTACATAAAGTGACTGACATTTGCCAAGACAAGGAGATTGACATGGCTAATACAACTTTTACAGGTCCAGTTCGTTCAATAAATGGTTACGAACAAATTTCTAAAAATGCTACATCTGGTGCAATTACAGTTATCAGTGGTAATAAAATGGCAACCGAAGCCTTAGCTAGTGCTGGAATAGAAGGTACTGCAGAAACTTACGTTACACAAGTTGAACGATTCAAAAGTGATACAGATACAAATGTAAACATTGTTAAAACAACTCTTATGATTGATTTAACTGGTTTGGCATCAAGTGCGGCAGGCGATATTATTGGTCAAGCAGGTACTGGTGTTGCTTATATTGGTAGAGTTACCACAGAAGATACTGGAACAGTCTTTGGTGTAACTATAGAATGTTATGAAGCTCCTGCAGGTGGCGACCCTGATATTGATTTGTATTCTGCTACAGAAGCAACAGGTGTAGAAGATAGTGCCATTACTGCTTTAACAGAAACATTAATAATAAATAGTGGCGACTTTACAGCAGGTTCAAGAGTTGCAGGTGGTGGAATTGTTGCAGACCAATATTTATATTTAGTAGCTGGTGCGACAACCAATGCAGTTTATACTGCAGGTAGAATTGTTATTACAATTCATGGTATTGACACAGCATCTTAATAGGAGTGTTAAATGGCTAATATAGTAACAACTACCAAGCTATCTGAAAACGTTAATGAAATTGTTTATGCCTTTCAACTGCAATATGTAGATACTGCAGATGAATCAGCAGTTTTAAAAGTTGATGTTTCTACTTTAGAAAATAATAGTAATGGTGATGCATGTACTGGATTAAAAATATTAGAATGCACATGGGTTGTTAAAGCAATGACAGTAATGGTTATGGCTGATGCTGATGTAGATGTAATTATGTTGCATTTAGATGAAAATCAATCAGGTTATGTAGATTATCGTTCTGTAGGTGGTTTACCAAGCACTCAATCATATGGAGCAAATGGTACTGGTGATGTTAAGTTTACTACAACTGGTTTAGGTGCAACTGGTGATACGTATCAGATAGTTATACGATTTGCTAAAAAATATAATTAGGTATAGATATGGCAACATCTGGAACAGTAGCATTTAGGCCAAATATTGAAGAAATAATAACAGAGTCTTTTGAAAGATGTGGCATTGATATTCAGACAAGAACTGGAGACCAAGCCATATCTGCCAGAAGAAGTTTAAATTTATTATTTTCTGAATGGGCAAATCGTGGAATTAATTATTGGACTGTAACACAAAATGAACTTGCTTTAGTACAAGGCACTAATTCTTATGATTTACCTGCAGGGGTTTTAGACTTTCTTGATGTTGTTATATTTAATACAGCTGATGCTATAAGAACAGATACAATAATTAATCGAGTTACTATTGCCGAATATAATCAAATACCAAATAAAACAGCATCTGGTAGACCTAATCAATATATGCTTGATAAAGGCAGACAACTAGGGTCAAATAATATTTATAAAGTCTATGTTTGGCAAACACCAAATATTGGTACATATAAATTAAATTATTGGGCTATGACACAATTAGATGATGTTACTTTATCTAATCAAGATTCAGATATTCCTTATACATGGTCTGAATGTATATGTGCAGGGTTATCAAGTAAACTTGCAGTTAAATATGCACCAGATAAATATCCTCTTTTAAAATCATTATATGATGAAGCATTTAGTTTAGCATCTCAAAATGACAATGATGGTGTTTCTCTTAAGTTACAACCAACGGGGCTTAATTTAAGATAATGGCAAAGTATGCATCTGGTACAAAATCAAAAGCAATAAGCGATATAAGTGGTTTTGAGGTAAGGTATACTCAATTAAGAACAACTTGGGACAATCTTAGAGTTGAACCAGAAGAATACGACCCAAAGCAACCACAACTCACTCCTGCTAAAAATGTTACCGATGCAACAGCATTATTTAATCCACGACCTAATAATGACCCAGAAAATGTAACAATACAGATTGGATTTACTCAAGATATTTTTGCATCAAGAATAGCTAGGTCGCAAACTGGTTCTGGTGTTTCTTCTTTAGGGTCTGTTGGCATATTATCGTTTATAATAGAAGAAGAACAAACAGGTGTAGCAGGTACTAGTGCAATAGGTGCTTTTGGAGCAGGTTTTGATGTATCAGGTGTAACAGGAACAACTGCTATTGGTACATATATACCACAAGACCAAACAGATGTAAGTCCAAGTAAAGTAACAGGAACTACTGCAATAGGTGATTTCCAAACTGGTGGTGTAGTTACTGGAGTTCAAGCAACTGGTGCAACAGGTACTGAAACAATAACACACGATAGGATTTTTGAATTACCAAATGGTGGTTCTATAGGTACTGGTGGAATAGGTACTTCTGCTCCACAAACAGATGTTATATCTACTAATATTGCAGGTACTGGCGTAATTGGTGCTGAAATACCACAATCAGATGTGATAGCCACTGGTGTTGCAGGAACTGGAGATATAGGTACATTTGGAGAAGAAGGCGATGGACAACTTAATCTAACTGTAAATGGTATTGGTGCACAAGGTACTGCAAATGCAGGTACAGAGGTTGCTGAAAGTGAAATACCAGAAACTAACACTAATGGTTGGGGTGAACAAACATGGGGTATTGGTGTATGGGGTGGTGATGAAGAAATTAGAGGAACTGGTGGTGTTGGTTCAAGCACTATTGATATATTTGTAGGTCCGTTCCCATCTGGTCTTGCAGGAACTTCTGCAATAGGAACTTTTGTACCAGAAAATGAAATAATTGAAAGTGGTGTTGCAGGAACAAGTGGAGTTGGTACTTCTAGCTTTTTCATAGAAACTGCTATAACAGTTAATGGTGTTGCAGGAACCAGTGCAATAGGAACAGAATCCGTGGTAATAGATGGTGGATTTGGAGAAGGAACTTATGGCTCAAGTACATGGGGTAATTAAATGAATTATAATGAATTATTATTAAACATACAAAATTTCTTAGAAGATAACGGAACAGAACTTTCTACATCTTTACCAGAAATAATTACACAAGCAGAAAACATGATATTTGCTAGATTACCAAATC